GACGGAACATTTAGAGGGTTTTCGGTAGAAGGTATGTTTGCTGAACTTTCAGAACGCACAGCCGACCAAGAATTAATAGAGACTATCATCAGAGTGATAAACGAAAACAGTTGATTCTTAACTACTTAGCGCGGTAAACGGAACGCGTGGAAACGGTAGCTATTTAAGGGCAAATAGTTATCAATGGATTTAAAGGAAAAAATCACAGCTAAACTAGCTGAAATCAAAAAGGTTGTCTTTGAAGATGAGGTAGCCGAAGAAAAAACATTCGTAGACGCTAAGACCGCAACGGGTGAGATTCTAAAAGTTGAGCCAGCGTTAGAAGTTGGGGCTACTGTAATGGTAATCACTGAGGATGGTGAAGAAGCGCCAGCGCCAGACGGGGCATACGAGTTAGAAGATGGTTCTGTTATCGCGATTGAAGCGGGCGTTATTGCTAACGTAGAAGCTATCGAAGCACCAGCGGAAGAAGAGATGGCAGCTGAACCAGTAGCGGAAGCGGTAGAAGAAACACCGAAAGCACCTTTCGATTTAGAGGCGTTGCAAGGTCAGATTATCGACAAACTAAATGTAGCTATCACCGAGAAGATTGAAAAGCTACGATTCGCAAAGACCGAGGAAGTAGAAAAGCTAATAGCTGAGAACGACAAGCTGAAAGCGGGTTTCAATTCAGCCTTAGAGTTGATTGAAGAATTAGCAAGCGTAGAGGCGGTAGAACCAGAAACAAAGGTTAAGCCTAACGCATTTAAAAAGAAAAGAGCTGGTCGATTGACCATTCAAGAATTGAAAGAACTAACTAAATAATTAAAACATGGCATTTGATGTATCTGGGCTAGTAGCCTACGTTGAAGAGCAAAGGCAAGAACTTCAAACCGCAACAGTTGCGGGGGCGAAGATGATGCAATTGGTCGAAGTCCTAGACGGAGTTAAGGGGACGGAAAAGCTACCACAAGTAGCGAACACAATATTTTTTCAATCTGATTCTTGCGGCTTTAACGCTTCAGGTGATTCTACTTTTAGCCAACGGGCCATTACCGTAGGTGATGTAAAAGTAGACCTTGAGTGGTGTCCTAAAGACCTAGAGAAGAAATATTTTGGCGCTCAAATGAGAGCTGGCGCAATGTATGACAGCGTTGAGCCAGATGCGGTTTTCCAAGTTATCCTAGATGACGTAATGAAGAAGATTGCTAAAAATGTTGATGTTGCTATCTGGCAGGGTAACACTTCCACGGGCACAGGTAATAACCAGTACTGGGATGGATTCATTGATGCAATGTCAGGAAACGGAATTGACGCAAACTCAACTTCTATCTATGACGGTTCGGCCCTAACAGCATTTAACGCTACCACAGGTCAGGAAATTGCTTATAGATTGTATACAGCATTAGCTGAGAACAACCTAACCGACCATGACGATACTATTGCTTTTGTAGGCGCAGACGTTTACGCAGCTATTCAGGTATCATTGATCCAAGGCGGTTCAACTTACGGAACAGAGATCAACAGCGGGTCAGGTGATCCAAACGTTGAGTCTATGCAAGGGCTAACATTCCCCGGCACTGGAATGAAGTTTATCCCTGTAGTTGGCCTAACAGGACAAGACAAGGTATACGCGGGACGAACTTCAAACTTCTTTATCGGAGTTGATGGATTGAACGACTCAGAGTCCTTTGATGTGTGGTATTCCAAGGATGACAAGAAAGTGAAATTCTCTACTGAATTTAAGGTAGGGTGTCAGATTGCTTTCCCAGACGAAGTAGCAAAAATCGAACTATAATAAGAAAACATGGCTTGTACACTAACAACAGGATTTACTTTAGATTGTAAGGACTCGATAGGCGGTATTAAGTCGGTTCGATTCGCTACCAAATCAGATTGGGATTCTCTAAGTGCTACTATCGCAAGCGGTGAGGTTACGGCTATCGGGTCGGCCTCAACCGTTTTCTATAAGTACGAACTAAGACGAGAAACTTCATCTTTTAACGATGACCCACAACCAGACCAAGCAACAGGCGGGCTACATTATAAGCCTTCTTTGAGTATGGTAATGAATAAACTGGACACCGCTAAAAGAAACGAGATTCTTTTACTAGCTAAGAATCAACTTGTAGCTATCATTGAAACAGCACAGGCAGACGATTCAAGCGGTGACGGTGACTTTTGGGTAATGGGTAACGCTAACGGAATTGATATGGCTGCAAGTACTGGAAGTTCAGGAACAGCCGCAGCAGACCGTAACGGTTACGAGTTGGCATTTGAAGGAATGGAAGCATTACCAGTAATGAAAATCAATCCAGCTTCTGGCTCGGTTGACACTTTACTCGGTACGATAACGAATTGATATAACTACTATTTTTTAAGAAGGGCTGTCTCGATTGGGGCGGCCCTTTTTGTTATCTTCTGATTAATAACCTCACCACCCACCCAAGCTGTAAACCTTGAAACCCCACACTCGGGGTTCATTTCATATCTTGGACTGGTTGTCCTAATGTTGTTGGGGTAATGGATGACCCTGAGTTGTCTCACTGGTCTAAATAGAATACCGTAGCCGTATTCATCCACAAGGGCGCTCATCTTAAGCACTAGTTTGTCAATTGAATTTTTAAGTGCGTGGATGGCCGATAGTCTTGTTGTGTAGTGTTTACTTTGCATTATGGCTTTAACCAACATCTTTTCATCTTTAGATTTAGGTGTGGTTTTCAATAGGGTTAGCTTCCTCCATTCTTTGTATAGTGGGTACATAATTCTGTCACATACATTAATCTCATATTCCAAATCATTCATTCGGTTAATATAACTTATATTGAATCGAAAAACAAAACAAATTTATCTTTTAGCTATTTAAGGGTAGAATAAAAGACAATGGCAACAACAATATCAAATGCAACGTTAACGGTGGTAGTCACTGAGGCGGTAACTTTAAACGGGGTAGACCAAGGCGGGTCGCACACTTTAACCGTGTCAAACATAAACGAAGTTGATAGGCGTATTTTTACCGCGTCAACTTCTGAGGTTGACATTCTAGGTTTTGGATCAGCAAACGGTCAGGGTCAATACACGCGAACAGCGGTTGAATACGTCCGTATCACCAACTTAGATGATACTAATTTTGTGACCATTGGCGTAAGCGATTCGGGGTCAGATACTTTCTATGTAAAGTTGGAAGCGGGCAAGTCTTTTATCATGGGTAACGATGATTTAGAGATACACGCGACAGGTGGGGCGAGTTCAGCATTTAGCGAAGCCGATAGTATCAGCGCAAAAGCCGACACAGCAAGCGTAGATTTAGAAGTATTTGTAGCGACCACATGATAAGAATCACTAAAGACGGTTCTAATGATGTTGTCCTAACGCTTACAGAGAAAGGAACGGCAAGCCATTATTTATTTGAGTTCTTTTCAAGCGCCACACACGTTTACAGTTATTGCGTACAAGAGGACACTAGCGCGCATCCTGAACGGTACAATAAATTTGAGTTAACCGACACAGCAAGCCCAACAGCGGCAGACGGTGAAGTTGAATTAGAGGAAGGTGAATATCGTTATGTGGTTTATGCTAATACAAACGGAACGAACGTAGACCCTGACGGGTTGATAGAATTAGAGTCTGGAATGTGTACGGTGACAGGCGCAATAGTATCAACGTCAAGTTATGACCCAACAGAAACAATTTCAGCTTATGAAGGATAATCTACGGGTTATAAAATTAGACGCACACAAAGTCCCTGAGTTTAAGGAAGAAAGGTCTAAAGACTGGATTTCTTTTGGCACTTCTAAGGGGTGGCGTAATAACTACCCTGCTTACCTTTTAGACCTTTACAACCGAAGCGCGAAACATAACGCTATAATCAACGGTAAGGTTGATTATGTAACGGGCGGGGGCTTTAACGTAGATACTGAAAAGGCAGCTTTAGATGTAGCTGCAAAGGTTCAAAAGTTTGTGAACGAACCGAACCAAGACCAAACGCTCGATGAGTTACTAGACCGCGCAGCGTTAGACCTAGAGATTTACAACGGGGTTATCTTAGAGATTATCTACAATAAGACACTCAAAAAGATAGCCTCTGTTTATGTTGCTGATATAAACAAGTATCGAAGAGGTAAAGAGGGTGGTTGGTTTTACTCAGATGACGGATGGAAAAAATCCAAGCCAGACGAGGTTAAATGGATTCCCGACTTTGATATTAACACACCAAACGGTAAGCAAATTCTATACGTAGGTGAGTACAACCCCGCAAGTCAGGTCTACCCGATACCTTCTTACATTGGCTGCATTCCTTATATTGAAATGGATGTGGAAATTGCCAACTTTCACTTAAA